CTTTATTGAAGATCCTTACACTTGGGCTGGATATGTTCAAAATTCACCTGGTCTTTTACCAACACAAGGTGGTACAATAACATTAGCTCAATCAAAAACACAAAGTCCAGAAACTTGGAAAGTGTTAGAAACGTATGTTGGTTTTTCTGAAATACCAGAATTAGAATATACAAATAATGGTTCATACATTACCGATTTCTTTATTGATATGGACATGGAGTTCACAGAAAATAATGTGAAATTTTATGCACCAATGATTAAATTGTATGCAACACAAAAACTAAAAGACCCAACGTTAACAATGAATAAGTTTTTTGGTCTTATGAATAGTTACATAGCAGACAGTGAATCTTATCTTAATTTAATTTTGGATAACACCTTAACTTCTGTCAGAAACAAATTAGGTAGTGTATCAGTAAAACAAAATCAAGGTGGTGTAAAATTTAAAGAATATCTAGGTGAAATATCTAGATATGAAATGTGGGATATGTTTAAAACAATAAATGATACTTGGATTTCTGGTGCTGATTTAAAAAGTAAAACACTTTTTGAAGACGTTTTATTAGTTGATAGAGCCAGTAGAGACGTTGGACAAAAAATATTTGTTGATATCTTCTTACTAAAAGATAGAATAAGTCAGTGGCTACCATCAAATAATATGTTGGGTATTGTTAACACGATATTTTCAGATAATAGATTTACATACTGGATTTTACCAGCATATGCTAATTTCTATAATGTACAAGATGTTTCAAAAAACCCAAACCCAAGACCAGAAGGAACTTTGGAATTTGCAAAAACTTTATTTGGTACACATACAACAGTTGATTATAGAGAAACAGGTGCTAAAATAGTTGCAATGTATGCACATGTAGATAGTAAACATCTAGCTATGAATACAAACGCCGACTATAGATTCAGAGATGATGCTTTTGATTTAAGAAGAGCTAGTGATAATCCACTACTTGAAAGTCAAGAAGGAAAAACAAATTGGGACAAATCAAATAAAGTAGTTGGGTTTAATGTAGATTTTGGACCACAGAATCAACAAATATTTAAACAAATTGATATTGGACAAGACGTTGGTGAAGCAACTGCAGAATCCCTTCAAATGTTAAATCAAATGGCAAATCAGTCCAGAAATAGAACAACAGCATCACAAAGTGTTTCTTTGTATAACATATATAGAAATAGAAGTTACAAATGTTCAATAGATATGTTAGGTTGTGCGTTAGTACAACCAACTATGTATTTTAATTTAAGAAACATACCTATGTTTAGTGGTCCATATATGATTACAAATGTAAGTCATAGAATTAGTGAAAATGGTTTTGACACAAGTATTGAAGGACAAAGACAACCATTTTATAGTATCCCAGCAATAGATTCGTTATTACAATCATTAAGTACAAATATTCTAACAACAATTAAACAAAGAATCAAAGAAGAAGAAAATACTAAAAAAACTAATGAAACTAATAATGTTATTAAAGAAACTTCCGAAGCAACTAACAAAATACAAGAAGGTAATAAGAGTCAACCTTCACAAATTCAAAACTGTTCAACAGGATTAGATTCATCATACATAAACTATACCGCAACAACCCCAACACAAACCTCAATAAGTTTTAGCGAAGCATATTCAAAAATTTCAGAAATAATTAATCAACAAACAATAGGCGGTGGGGCAACACCACAACAAGTTAGTGGTGTAATAAATACGATATTTTCTTTAATCTACATATCTAGTTCTAATGGACAAAGTTTTACAACTTATAATTATAATTTTGCAAAAGTACCTTTAGTTTTTGGTTATGGTGATTTATCTAAAAAATATTTTGACCAAAGCTATATTTGTTTAACAATACAAAACAATCAAGTACCATTTGCTGTTTTTTCTAATTTTAATGAACATATTAGATTTTTAAGTGAAAAATATACACAAAAGATTTTAGCATCACAAATAGTAACAACACCAACAGATTCTGTAACAAATACACAAATATATATTGAAAAAATTGCAGAGTTTTCAACAAATAGTTTTCCTAATGAAAATTCAAATTTATGGCAGTCATTAACAGAACAAGTTAAAAAACAATATATTGAAAAAATTACTGAGGCTATTAGTTTTGTTTTAAGTAACCAACCAAAACCAGTTGCTCAACCACCAGAAGAACCTAACCCACCGATATTCTTGGTTGAACCAAAATACACAATTAGTAGTCCACCTCTTTTAGAGTCATATACGATTAAATTAAATCCGGCTGCTGATAAAAGAAAAATATTTGCGGCTAGAATGCTTATATTAGGAAATTCAAACGCACCGTGTGTCGACACTAGTGGTGAAATTGATGTAACTGATAAAGTTATAAATGGGGACACATTTACAATGGAAATACAAGAAATACTTGATGAGTTTGGATGTACCACAGGTCAACCATCACTAAGTTATAAAGGAACATATTATGCTAAATTTGAAATGTTGTCAACACCAATAAAATCTGATGGTAGTCCTGACCCAACAAGACAAGATTATTATAAATTTTTCCCATTAACATTTTCTTTTTAATAAAATAAGATATTTATAAATAAAAAACTATGAATACAAAATTAATATTGGATAATTACTTAGGTAAAAATACAAGAATATCAGAAAAAGATGCTGGTAATGGATTTAAAGAAGTTTGTGATTTAGATACTGGTGATTGTTATACGGTAAGAATGAAAGACGGTCTTATTGAAAGAGTTGATAATACTATGAAACAATTTAAAAAAATTCAGGTTGAAACAAAATCTGGAATAAAAACATTATTAAACGGATAAGATGAGTGTAGAACAAAAAATTCTAGAAGAAATTGCAAGATACAATAGTATCAACAAATACATTATGGAACAAGTTCCACCCCCACCAGCAGGTGATGAATTAGGCGCTCCACCACCACCAGGAGGTGAAGTACCACCCCCAGGAGGTGAAGTACCACCCCCAGGAGCACCACCAGCACCGGGAGGAGCACCACCAGCACCAACTGGAACAACAGAAGTTGATATTGAAGCAGATGCTGACGTTGAAGAAATTGGTGCTGATGAAGAAGGTGGAGAAGAAGAACTTGATATCACAGATCTTGTCGATACACAAAAAACAATGGCAGACAAACAAGAAGAATATTTTAATAACTTATTTACCCAACTTTCAACACTTGAAACAAAACTTGGTGAAATGGACCAACTTATTAATAAAATAAATTCACTTGAAACTAAGTTTGACCAATTTAGACCAAAGACACCAGAAGAAAAACTTGAATTAAGAAGTTTAGATTCTGGACCTTTTAAACAAAAATTATCTGACTTTTTTGTTGATAAACAAGAAGAAATGAGACAATCTGGTAAAAACGAATATGTTCTAACAACAGACGAAGTAGAAGAATATTCACCAGAAGAAATAAAAACTTCTTTTAACAACTACGAAGATGAAGATGAAGACAATATGATGAGATAATTTTTAGGTCGTATTTTACGACCTTTAAATTTCTTGTTGACTGCGACACAAATTTTAATTATACTTTCTATTGTAAACTTTTAATAAATAATATATATGGCGACAAACAATGTTTTAGATGCAGTTTTGGCTCAGTATGAGAGCTCAAAACAAAGTGGTTCTTCTTCCACTTCAAAAATGTCTCAAGAAGAAAGAATGAAAAAGTATTTTGCTGCAATACTTAAAGACAACGAAAAGCAAGCACAAAAAAGAATCCGAATCCTACCTACACCGGACGGTTCATCACCATTTAAGGAAGTTTGGTTCCACGAAATCTTGGTTGATGGTAAATGGCAAAAGTTCTATGATCCAGGAAAAAATGACAATGAGCGTTCACCATTAAGTGAAGTTTATGATGTTCTTATGTCAACTGGTAAAGAATCAGATAAAGAACTTGCAAAACAATACAAACCTCGAAAGTTTTATATTGTTAAGGTTATTGACCGTGACAATGAACAAGATGGTCCTAAATTCTGGCGATTTAAACACAATTACAAACAAGAGGGAATTTTTGATAAAATTATTCCTATCTATAAAGCAAAAGGTGATGTTGCTGACGCTGAAAAAGGAAGAGATCTTATTCTTGAATTAACAAAAGCAAAAACACCAAAAGGTGCGTTCTACACTGTAATCCAAACAGTTATGTATGATGATCCATCTTCAGTTCACGAAGATGAAGATACAATGACATCTTGGATTGAAGATGAACTTACTTGGGAAGATGTTTATTCTAAAAAACCTGCCGAGTACCTTGAAGCAATTGCTCGTGGTGAAACACCAAGATGGGATTCTGATGCTGGAAAATACATCTATTCTAACAACGAAGAAAGTGAAGTTTCTATGGGTGGTAAAAAAGTAAAAGAAGAAAAAAAGGTTGTTGACCCACAGGAAGATGACGATATCGACGAAGAATTACCGTTCTAAATTTTATTAAAAATATGTGGGTATATTGGTATACAATGTACCCACTTTTTCTTATCTTTTTAAAAAAGAATATATGGCAATTAAAAAAAATGACTTTAGTGCTTTGAAGAAAAAATTCTCTTCAGATGCAAAATACAAACCACAAAGATACTTTGATTTAGGTCCAGCATTTTTAGATGCTGTAGGACTTCCAGGTCCAGCTATGGGACATATTAATATGTTTTTGGGTCACTCTGATACTGGTAAAACAACAGCACTTGTTAAGACGGCTGTTGACGCACAAAAGAAAGGTATTCTACCTGTCTTCATAATTACAGAACAAAAATGGTCTTTTGAACACTCAAAAATTATGGGGTTTGAATGTGAAGAAGTTGTGGATGAAGAGACTGGTGAACTTACTTGGGATGGTTTCTTTTTATTTAATAACAATTTTAGTTATATTGAACAAATCACAGATTATATTAATGATTTGTTGGATGCTCAAGAAAAGGGTGAACTTGACTATTCATTATGTATTATGTGGGATTCTGTTGGTTCTGTCCCTTGTAAAATGACCTACGAAGGTAAAGGTGGTAAACAACACAATGCTTCAGTACTAGCAGATAAAATTGGTATGGGAATTAACCAAAGAATTTCTGGTTCAAGAAAAGCAGATTCAAAATACGAAAACACATTAATTATCGTTAATCAACCTTGGGTTGAATTACCAGACAATCCATTTGGACAACCAAAAATTAAAGCTAAAGGTGGTGAAGCAATCTGGTTAAACTCATCTTTGGTGTTTTTATATGGAAATCAAAAAGGAGCCGGAACAACAAAGATTACAGCAACAAAAGACAAAAGAACTGTTAAATTTGCATCAAGAACAAAAGTATCGGTTATGAAAAACCATATTAATGGACTTGGGTTTGAGGACGGTAAAATTATTGTAACACCTCACGGGTTTTTACCTGGAAAGGATGCTACGGAAGAAAAAAAGTCTATTGAAGACTACAAAAAAGATTATGCTGAATATTGGAAAAATATTATTGGTGTAGATGGTG